TTTAAGAGTCGCATCGTCAAGTAACACGCCATATTTGCGAATTGGTTCAGATTCTCCACGCAATGCCGCGCCAATAGCAGTGATTGCTTCATCAGCATTGGTGTTGTAAAAAGATGCCAAATCTGCTGCAAGTGTTGTTGCGCCTTTACTAAAGGATGATAAATCTTTACCCGCTAATCCTGATGCCTTGCCAAAAGTTGCAAAGGTACTAGCCGCGCTTAATGCTTCTTTTTGGGTCAAACCCAATGCGCGATCGGCACTTTTTGCAAAAGCATTTATTTCATCAGATACATCGCCAAAAATAATTTCGGACTTGCTAATTTCCTCATTGAGATCACTTGCAGCTTTTACGCTTTCTAGGCCAATCTTGATTGCCATTGCACCTGCGGCAGCTGCGGCAAAGGCAAAAGCCTTGGCCATACGCTTGCCATACTTTTCCATATTGCCAGATAGGCCTTTGGCTTCTGTATCAGCAATGTTGATGCCAGTTGAAAAATTAGAAACATCTGCAAGCAGATTTAATTTCATTGTTCTTATGTCAGCCATTTGTGCGTGTCCAATTCTCGTAAACTTCGCCTACAGCTGCTTTCCAACGGCGAGTAATCTCTGGTTGCATTGCTTTTAGGGTAGGGAAAATCCAATAACCTCGGTTGCCTCGACCCTCACGCGGTGTGCGTGCCGGGAACTTGTAACCGCCATTTGGAAAGTTGCCAGCAGATCCAAACGTATTCCGGTCAGATCCAAACTCATTGCCAAAAAGCAAGATGCCAGCGTTTGCGCCGCCTGATACTCTGCCACGCGATCCACCAATAGTCACATTTGGAATGCGGTCTTTATTGGCTCGAACCGTCTGGGCGATGATTGCAGTCTGCGCTGGCATTGGTGCGCCAATGTAGGCCGCCATCCTGATGCCCCCAGCAGTCCAGGAACTGATTGCAGCCACATCATCTTTTAATGCTTTCTTGCTATCATCATCCATTTTGTTTAATGCTTTAAGCAAACCGCGCAAGTCTTTCAGGTCAGGTTGGAATCTAATCGTCTGCCTATTGTCAGCCATTATGTCCGTTCCTTTCCCTAATTAATAACATTGCTGTCTGAATGTCTTGGAGTGACCAATGAATCAAGTCTGATAAAGGAATCCCAGTGGTGACGGCAATCCGCACAAGATCATCCCTTAACTTTCTTTTGGGCTTTCCTCAACCACCTCGAATGATTCAAATTCATTGACTACCCATGCCTTTTGATTAGGCATTTGCGTTTTGCTTTCTGCTTTCGCTGCTTTGTAAAGCATGCAGGTAATCACATCTAGCGAGCCTTTAGCCAACTTTTCAGCTGCTTCATGGACTGTATATCCAAGTTCACGTTCGATCTCGATCCACAGCCAGGCTTCATCATCAGTCACTATGTAGTTGTTGCCCTGTTTTGTTTTGATTTCGTATTTCATAAAGGTTGCCCTGTTCTATTCGTTAAGTGCGAGTTACTGATCCATCCTCAACAACAAAGCTGAGGCTGGTGGTCAATACGTCAGTGGCCATACCACCAACGGTTGGGAATACTGGAAATACCTTGCCAGCAAATGTGTCGCCGTTTACATCAAACGAGAATGTGAGCGAGGTGTCTGGTGCGGAAGCTGCTGCATCCCAAAGGGCTGAAATAATGCCAGCACTTGCGGAATCGTCAAGGTACATTTCCACGTTAAGGGTTGCGGTCTTGTCTACGGTCTTGTAAGCGCGACCGGATAGAACCTCAAGCACTTGCTGGTTGTTTTCCATTTCAAGTGTGACTGTGCTTGCCTGATCTGCGTATGACACCGAGTTGATGCTCAAGGTCAGATTCCGACCAGTTATGTATGTTGCTGGCATGACTTGCCTTTCTAGTTGGTTGTGACCATCTCGATGTTGAGTTGGCTGATTAACATATCGGCGTTTCCGATTTGCTGAACTGTGGGTTGTGACCATCCACCCAAAAATGAGATGTTATTGGCTAGTAGATCCGTGACACTAAAAATTAGGGTTTCCAAGTTGGCCAAGGCCGCCTGGTTGTCAGCTGCGTTGACGATCACTGTGATGTCGAATCGCACATTGCATCGGGCGCCGCCGATGGCTGACACTGTGATGTAAGGCGATCCCGGCACAAGCACGATGGCAGGTGGCGTGATGTTCTCATTCGGGTTCCCGTAAACAACCCGACCAGCAGCTGCGAGAGTCGTGGCAAGGTTAGCCCGGTATGTAGCGAGATTACCCAAGGTAACCCCTCGTATCTAAGTGCTTGCCAAGTAGGCCTGAAACTCTGGTAAGCATGGAACGGCCTAGGCGGTACGGTGCTGGACTTTGGAAGTCGACACCCTGCTGGCCTAGTGTTCCAGTGCGAGTGATCCAGATGTCGCAAGCGACCGCCAAAGCGGCTTCACGGACTTCTGGGGTCGTGTCATATAGCGCGGCTTGGCTGGTCAATACTGCTCGGCCATTAGGAATGATCTGGCGTTTTGTGATGTCAGCGTTGGTCAAAGCTGCTTCAAAGTAGGTGACGTTGTATTCGTCGTAGCCAACTTTTGTCACGGTTCGTGAGCCGTTAAAAGGTGACCCACAGCCTGTGACCGTCAATGCCTCACCAACTACGAAAGTATTGTTATGGCAGTAAAAACGAGCCACATTGCTTGTGATTGATGCGCCAACGATAGACACGTCATCAAAAATTAGGTAGGACAGGATTATGTTTTCGGCACTGTCTGCAACTGCCTGGACAATAGGGTCAGCGTAAATGTCGCCAATACCCAAAACGCTTTTAAGTTCGCTAAGTGTAATTAGTGCCATTTCAATCTCCTATCGTGTAAGTGTGTGGGGGACACAGGGCCGCATCCCCCACACTTCTAACTAACGCTGACTTAGGTCAGGTTAAAGCGACGAACTCCACCAGCGGTCAAAACGCCAACGGCTAGGTAGCCGTAAAGTGCAGTTTCGATTTCGCCAGTTGTGACTACGTTTGTTGACATACGCAGAATCGGTGATTCGTAGATGGCAACTGCTGACGGAACAACGATAAACGCTGATTCGTCAATATTTGTGGATACTGCGTTGCTGTCTACGTACAGATCAAGACCAAGCACGTTGCCGCGTAGGCTTTGTGGGCCAGCGACTCCGCCGTTATTCTGTGGGTTGTATGCGTTGTAGATTGGGCGACCAGTTGTGTCGGTTGCGCCCATCAATAGTGACCACTGTGATGTGCCAGCGATGTATGCGCTTGCAAGTTCGCCAGTTTGTAGGTAAGCAGCTGGGGCTTCTGTGGAAACAAAGGAAATGATGCCAGCAGATGTTGCTGCGGTGGCAGTTGCCTGTGTTCCGCCAGCAGTTAGTGCTGCGATTACGGCTGCATCAGTTGCCTTGTTGTAGGCGCGTGTCATGTTGTCGACCATTGCCTGGAAAAAGTCTGGGGATGAACGCTCTAGTAGTTCTACCGAGTAACGCTGCATTCCCGCAAACTTGTTCACATCTAGGTTGACGTATGAGGACACGATTCCGGTCTCTGATGGGCCAGCACCTTCGTTGGTGTCAGCCACAGTGCCGTTAGTTGTGATTTTTGGATGACTGATAACCATGCCTGATGCAGTGATGGCGCGTGAGCCGATTGCATCGATTGCTGGGCGCGAACCGATTGAAGTATCGATTACCTGGTTTACATACTGCACTGGGGTGAACGCTGGGTTCGTGCTGAATGAATCGTCAGCTGCCATTACATACTGGGCTGAATCATGGCTTCCAAGTTTTGCCTTAACGCTGTGCTCAAGGTAAGTTGCCTGGCTGTTGATTGGTGAGCGTGGCTTTGTGTATGCCACTGGTGCTGCGGCGTGAACAACCGCGGCTGCGGTCACTTCATCTGCCACTGGTGCGGTTGTTTCTTCCACTGTGATCTCCTGTGGTTGTTCCTCGGCAGGTTGTTCTGCTTCGGTGGTTTCTGGGTTTTCCTCATCGGCCTCTGTGGCTGCGACTTGGGAAATCTGTGCATCTTTGAACGCTGGGTTCGTTACATGAGCAACGGCTTCAAGTTTTGCAGCTGATACGACCATCACGCCTTTCTCGATGGTGTATTCGCCAACATTGGCCTCGATGCTAAAGGCTGGGCGCAAGCCCTCCGATGCTTCGACTAACGCATCATTGCCAGCACCCGTTGGCGCGATCTTGAACGCCATTGAAATGCCAGCAGGTGTGATTTCCTCTGATCCAGCAATGCCACGACCTAATGGGCGTGTCCGGTCATGTTCCATGTTTAACACAATTTGGCTTGGGTCAATTTCGCCAAACGCGCCAAACTCAAAGCGCACTGGGCCAGCCGATGTGTTGCCAACTTTGGCAAAAGGCACGACAAGTCCCTTGATGGTTCGGGTTTCAACATTGGCCGCTAAAACTTGGCCCTCGAAACTAAGTTGCATTTTCATTTCCTCTCGGTGCGAGATCCATTTCCTCACGCGCTTCATCTACGCTAATTAAGCCGTAATCAAGCATCTTGCCAAGGACTTCGATTTGCTCTAGTGGGTTTCCGCGTAGGTAGTCGTCAAGATCAAATCTGACTTTGCTACCGCGTGGGGTGACATCGTTCATGCTCAAGCGTTCCTCGATGCAACTCATAAATGGGCGCAATGAGAAATCGACAAGGCTTCGGCGTTCCTGGCTTACGTTGGAATAAGTCGCGCTGGCTGATTCGGCGTTGATGTACCAAGCAGGGATGTTGCACATTCGCGCAATTTCTGCGGCGGTGTTTAAGCGTGACTCGGTCAGCTGCATTTGTCCAGCATCGTATCCAAAAGTCGTGACATCTAATGGGCCTGACAAGTAGGCAGTCGACCGGGTGGCTCGGGCTTGCTTCCACTGGGCCAGTAGGCTCGACACCTGCTCTGGCGGTAGATCCACGCCACTATTCTTGATTACCATTGTTGGGTTTGGCTCGCTGGCCATGCGCTGTACGGCTTCCTCAAGTTTGAGCGCAGTTGAGATTGTGCGGCCACCACGATTGAGGATTCCCTCATCGATGCCACTGAACATGATTAGCGATCCCACACCAGTCACCGGCAACAAGCCGCCCTCGATGTAGAAACCGTTAACAATTTCTTGAGTGTTCAAGTCAGTTGTAAAAGTCACCCGAGTCGGATCAATGCGGCGAGCCTGTATTGGTCGGCCATCCTCTGGGTTTGTTTCTAGTACCTGCCAGAATGATCGGCCATGAAATAAGAGATCCTCGACTGTCCAAGCCATAGTTACAGCTAATGGGATTGCTGGATCTGGCTGTTCGAGGATTTTGCGACCCTCGATCTTTGCGCCTGTGATGTCGCTGTATGAGTTAAGTCCAAGGGTTGCGATAGTTCCAGCGATGATGTTTCTGGCTCTAGCAACTGCTGGCACCTGCATCGCGCTTGAGCGATCAACGCGGAAAGTATTAAACGGGGTAAAGTATGCGTCCTGGTAAAACGGGATAGCGATCCCTGCACGAGCCTCGATCTGTGGCTTTTCAGCAGGTGCGCCCAATAAGAAATCTATAAATCCCATTTTTGCATTTAATCACGGCAATCTGACTTTGTGTAATTTTGTCACTGCTTGTCACCTTGTTGCGCGTGTTGTCATAGGTCAGTCGGCCAGCAAGTCCAAGTGATCTTGATCCCTCTTTGATTGCTGGCCGACCTAAGGTAACCCCAATGACAAGGTTATGCGCTAATGATACTCACACTCTGTTGCGGTTCGGTGGCGTGACCCACCGCCATGACCAAAGCAACTGCCGCGCTGATCGGTACTTGCGCCGCCCTGCGAGCAATGCGCCAACCGCCGTCACTGGCTGGCCGTCTAGCGCAACTGACCAAATGGCTGTGCATAGTTTCTTGGGCTGGGTGTAGCAGCTGCCGCGACTGCATCGCGTTCATTGTCTGATCGCACATGATGGCAAAGTTGGCCGAGTTCCAAGGTGTTGGCGCGACCGGTATGCCAGCCTGGCTAAGTCTTGGCGCAATCCATCCAGCAGTGTTTGGATCATAGGCCAGCACCCTTGGGCGATAGCGGCGAGTCAATGTGGCGATCTCGCCAGCAAGTTCCAAATCATTGATGCCACCCTCTTTTTTCCATTCGTGCAAAAATACGCCAAAGCCTGATTCGCGTTGCTGGATAGTTACCAGGCAAGCAAGTTCGCGGTTAAAGTTTAAGTCCATTGCCATCCAAGTCGGCAAGTTATCCTCCAGCGCAATGTCCGACTCGCACTCATTCCATACGGTGATCGGCCATGGCGATTCTGCGGAATCAATCCACATCGAAAGTGACTCTGTTTTGAAAGCATCAGGGCTGTCAAAGGTTGCGGCATCTCTGATGTTCTGATCGCTGATTGTGTAGCCCATTGCTGGATTGGCGTGTTTCCATCCCTCGATATCGTCAACCGATGATCCTGCTGGCGCGCTGTATTCGTAGTATCCCATTCGATCACTAGCAAAAGTCAAGGCCCTACGCCGTTGCTCGTTCAAAACAGTTGAAGTCAAATCCCCCGCATTGGATGTCCAAAAGATTTGAGCATTTGGTCTGGCTCGGGTGATCGGCGTAACCGCTGCCCAAGTAGCCTCGTCAATTTCTCGAAGTTCATCGACATACAGCAAGTCGGCAGTCGCGCCGCGTGGCCCTTCACTTGTAGCTGCTCGGATCGAATACTTGCGGATACGCTCGCACTTTTGGCCACATGACTTGGGGTAATGATGGCAATAGACTTCCAATTCCTCTTGACCGTTTGTCCGGGATACTCGCTTTATCCGCTTACGCATCCAGTCCATGCTTTCGGCCATGTCGACAGTCTGCTTAAAAGTATCCAACGACAGTTGACGAGTTTGCGACATGGCGATGGCGTTTTTTTCACCAAAGACATATAGGCCAGCAAGGATTCTCATTCGCATTAAATGAGTCTTGCCATTTTGCCTGGCACATAGTACCCCGACCTGCGACCTAGCCCAACGGCCATTTGGCAAGACTTGCAAGGCATCGTTTAAAACGTATCTTTGCCAGTCAAGCAAAGGCACACCCAGTTCGTCAGCTAGTTGCGCCACCACTGGCCCTGCGCTGGGCAGGTTTAGGCTTGGGCTTTCGATCCTTGGTTTCGAGTAGCCGTAGATAGTTTCCGACATGGTTTGTCCCGTCATTTTCCTCGCCCTGTTTTCCTGTGGTTCGTGTTTCGACTGTTAAGTGCAGCTGCTGGAGTACCGATAAATATTTAGCCGCCAATGGTGTTGCCTCTTTAAGATCGCCCATGTCAAAGGCAGTGTCAAGTGCCAAAGCGATTCGCCTGGCTAATGTCATGGCAGCAACATCGGTGGGCGCAAGCCAATTTGCAACAGATAATGCCGAGTTTAGGGCAATGAGTATGCCCATTGGTTTATCCTCTGGCAGTTCCGGTTTGTTCTGGGTCATGACCTAGGCCTTTCGGTTGTTGGCGGATCGAATCGGACCAATCGGGGAGAAATAGAACCAAGGGAGTCTGTGGTCTTTT